GGCGTCAGCGTAGGGGCTACGTTGGGGAGCATCGTCGGTGTAGGGGTATCTGTCCAGTGCCATGCTGCTCTCCTTATTTCACTCGGTCGCCGTGGACGCGCTGGAGGTGCCCAGTGCGCTGGCGGTATTCATTGCGTTTGACTTCGTTCACACCCATATTGAATTTGGCAAGAGCGTTCTGCCCTGCGCCATCGTTGCGACCGTCCACGTCGTCGTTGCCCCAACACCGGTACGCGGCCCAGTCAGCAATGATGAGCTGGTACCGCGCCTTCAGTTCGAGTTCGTCGTCGAGGTTATCGAGGGTGATTGCGTCTGGTAGCTTGGCGACCCGCAGAATGGCGGTGTAGTCTATGTCCGGGGCAGGGTAGAACCTGATCGTCTGCGTCGCCGTATCGGTAGCGAACCTATTGGGTCGCATCACTGCCGTGTCCGTCGGGAGCCAGCTCTCGGTGACATCGACCAAGTTGTTGTAGAACCCGTCGAGGCGTACCTGATAGACAAAAGCCACGTCGTCGTCCAGCGCGTACGTCGTCTCGTTGGCACTGATCTCCAGCGTGCGGTCGGACTCGATGTAAGCATGCGTCCGCTCGACAAGACGTTGCTGGCCCTCGTCCAAGTAGCGAACAAGGAGATCGTTGGGGAACAGCGGCGGCGTATTAAAGTCGCGCAGCAGGTGCTTGCGCGTGTAGTCAAGAAGGTCTTGTCCGGTCATGTGGGTCCCTTACGCTGATACACTCACGTTCCTGCTGTCGTTGACGCCCATCGAGGACTGCAGGTGTATGTTGTTGAACAGCGCTGTCGCCATTTGCGCTAGCGCTTGTACTTCGACGAGCAGCGTCTTGACCCAGTGCTCAACGGTTGCCATCTCGGACTTGAGGTTCTGCGTGTTGGTGTCTTGCGTCAAGTCGGCGTTGTGCTGCGTCCCCTTATAGGTAAGCTCAACCGCACCGGTACGGGCGTTGTAATACGCCGCCACGGCGGTAATCAGCTTGCTCTGCGCGTCGTAGCCGATGGGGACCAGCCGGCTAGCAATCTCTGGCCCCATGGCGATGGTCTTGACGTAATCGACGACTGCCTTCATCGCCATATCGCGCAGCCCGAGGATTTTTTCGACGATCCACTTCTGCATCTCAACCGACATGATGGCGATCTTGCGGCTGGACTCTGCCTGTAGGTCTTGTACTTTCTGCTGTATCTGGAGGATAGCGCTGGCCGACACGTCTGCAGGGAGGGGAAACCGCCGCCCGGCGAACTGCGCTACGATAGCGTCTTGCGCGCGGCTTGAGTCAACGAGGATACGCGCCGAATCGTCGCCCCATATCTGCGCAGCAATGGCTGGCGGCAATCCGACATCAGGGTTGGCTATCGCTGCGGCTAGCCAGTTTTCTGCGAGAGTGTACACGGCGTTCTCGTTCGGGAAAAACGCTGCGCGGAAGCTGGTAAACTTGCCGTCAAGTTCGGCAATCAGCAGGGTGTACTGGGCAAGGAAGTCCGCATAGATATTTGACGCAGAAACAGACGACGGGATGTTAACCAGCGGCTCAACCACTGTCGCGGGAGACAGCGACGTGTTGTTCATCGTTGGGGTGTTCAGCGTATTCTGCAGGTCTGCGACGATGGCCGCAATATCGTTGATGACCTTGTCGCGGCTATCTAGCCCAAGGTCCCACGTCGAGTTTATGGCGGCCTCGAACGCGACAACCGCCGCTTCCTGCATTACCTCCGGGGGGAGTGTCGCCCCAAGGTCAAGGGGAAGTCCATATGGCATATTAAATCCTCCTGCCAGAAGCAACCGGCGCAAAACTGATTGACGCCAACGTAAATTCAGAGCCTTCCGTATTATAGACGGAAAGTTCATACCATGTGGAACGCAAGCCCCGCCCCGGATCGACCCGCTGAACGCGTGTATCCACAGAACTGGACCGTGCTTCGTAGCGGCAATCCTCATTATCCGGGGTAGTAACGCGCAGCTCCATGGGGGTGTCCGACGAAACACCCAGATAGCACGCCGGGAGGTGCTTTAAGTTTTCGGTGCCGAAGTCTAGGCGACCAAGGTCTACGTGCGCCTCAACCGCGCCCGTCCCGGCAAGTAGATAGACGCCACTCGCTGTCGTCACATACCCACGAGAGGCCGACGTAATCGACCAGTTGTCGTACCGGGTAGTCGCAGTCGTCTCCAGATTGCTGCACCACCCACAGGACACGACGCGCCGGTACCCGTCGGTTTGCACGACGACGGATGCTCCAGACGCAGGCGGAGTTAGGTCGATGTTGTCGAGCATTACGTTCTTGGCCTGCCCCTGTGGGTCGCCTAGGACGACGCCGTACGTACTGAACCAGCCAACTAGCGGGTTCTCTCTGTGGGGGACAACAAACGCCGTCCCTGGCACCGCGCCGTAGGGCAGCACGTCCTTGACCATTTCGACGCTGCCGAAGTCGGCCCCGGAGAAGAACTGTGTGATATCACCATACGCCACGTAGACGCCCATCTGGGTCGGAACGGCCAAATCCACGTTGGTGGGAAATGTGATGTATCCATAGTCGAGTGGAGCGCCGGCTGCCCGCTGTCGGCTATCGACCGGGATGTAGTAGCCGGGGCGCGCAGGAGACCCAACGTAGATAGTCGCCCCGGCAACGGAGCAAAGCCGCCCATTCGCCACGAATATTTGCGTGCCCGAGGGGAGTGGGGCCTCGAAGCGTCCGTTACTTTCACGCAGTCTAGTCGGCTCTGCAGTAACGTCTACGAGTGCGGTACCAACCGCGTAGCTGCCTATCCACATAGGAATGGAGCCGTTCACCGTCGAGAAGTAAACATTGATGTGCGTGGCTCCGGACGACGCGCCAGGGAGCGTGATGCGGATACCGCCAGTGGCGGACAAGGTGGGGTTGCTCGACGGAGAAATGCCGCCTTCCTCACCGGTCACACTGTTTGTGTAGCTGACGCTCACTTGATACATACCTGCGTACAGCGCTCCGGGTATCGTTGTGCAGGTAGGAGCAACCGGAGTCGCCATCCCCCACGGATACTCCACGCCGCCCTCGATACGCCCGGAGTCCGTCCCGTTCGAGTAGTAGAGCGACCCAGCATACTCCGCCCAACTCAGGGGCGCAGCGGTCGTCAGAACCTTGAACAGCGTCTCTGTGTAGGTCGGCAGAGTGATGGCGTAGATCGCTGCACCACGGCGCAGGTACCCAGCCGCTGCACTCGTCAGGTATAGCGAATCGGCGTTGCTCATCGCCTGAATAAGCGCGACTTCCTTCCGCCTTCTGACGCGCCCCGCGTTGTCGATATCGACGTTCACTGCGTCGCGCAGCCAGCTCCCCTTGTCCGTGCCGAGAGCAAAGTCCGGGAGGCGGTTGTTGATCCCGAGGAAGGGACCGATTGGTTGTGTGTTCATCTATATCCATCCTATGAATGGCGGCGGTCCTGTAAAAACGCTGTCCAGTCCGTCAAGTTCTGTAACCCCTTGCCCGAACACGGACCCCATCGTGCTTGTCTGCGTGTGGTATGTCTGCGGAACGCTGTCGACAAGACCATCAACAAACGGTCCCATAGAGCTTGTTGGAGTAAAGGCGAAGTCGCCAACGCTTGTGACGAGGGTTGACCCAGTAACCGTATACCGTGTTGGATAGGTACGGCTAACCGGCGTTCCTACACCATCAAAACCTTGCGTTACACTATGTCCACGGTCAATGAATATCCGCATGACTTCGTAATAAGTCAAGCCCCCATCCGCCGTCTGCATGATGTGGGACCAATACCCCCACGACCCATCCCAAGTGTTTTTGTCTCCTTCGGTCCCTGACTCGCTTCTGCTTTCGCTTTTCACCCCATACAGGTACGCGGCTTGCGCGTCGTAAAAAGGAACGATGAGAACCATATCCGCGCCTTCAGACTGATTCCCGCTGACGCTTTCGTAATGCCAAGAAATCTTTGTGCCGGGAAGAATTCCGTAATAGCCATTACCGAGAAATGTGTTCCCAGACGGAGTATTGTTACCGCCAACAGTCAGCACAACACCGTCCGGTGCCTGTGTTCCACTCCAAGGGCCGGTTGTGTATATGGGAGAGTTTACGTTCTCGTAAATATCACCTACTGCTCCGGTGTACTCACCAAGTGCGTCCTCCAGGGAATAGAAGTTCTTCGTCCCTGTCTGATATCTATCGTATGAGTACGAGTGCGTACTGGCGAATGTTGTAGCGCCAGAGCTTGTAAAAGCTCGGTCGAACGGTTTGTCCAGCGTCATGCGGTATTCACCCCACCCACCGTCCGCGCCGATAGTTCCAAACGGACGGGTATAATCAGGGAAGGTGTAGGCAGTCCAGTCGTGCTTGCCATAGTAGGCAATCGGCGACGAGTCCATTTGGTACTTTGGAGTGTTAGTGCCCGGGAACCACCTCCCACCGCCGTTCGAGTAGTACCTTAATACCTCAAGCGTGTTGCGCTTGTAGAAGCAGTACACAGGTGCGTTTGGGCCAATGGATGCGCCCCCACGACTACCGAACTTTGCCAACTCCCCAACTCCCCACAGCGGGAACGCAATACACTCTCCGGTGTAGTTGTTGTGCCATAGAGTAGGCCCTTCGACGGCAGCAAGCGTTACGGTCCATCTTGACTTTTCTGCCGTAACCGCGTCTCCAACAACGGACATCGTTCCGTTTCTGGAGAAGGTTAGTTCGTACCGGGTAGCCTCGAAGTAGGTTCTCCCGCCACTCTGGGGGACAGGATCATGCTTGATGATGCTCGCCTTGTCGCCGTCCCAACTGAACTTCCACCCGTATCCCATCATCTGTGTTTCCGGGATAGTCGTGGCTATGTCAAAGGTCATGGTTGTCGACGGGTGCGAGTACGCAAGGATGTACGCCTCGATCTTGTCCACGTCGGCGGCGTAAATAGAATTTTGCAGGTGCGGCACGAGGGGCGCCACTTCCGCTTCGGGTACAAGGGCCGTAATCCTTACCCCTGTCGGCGTGACCGTAATGAGCCAGTGCCTGCTTTGGGCGTCACGATAGACGCCAGAGTTCGTGCTTACGGTAGCGCCATTGCCATGAATTAGCTCTGGAGGTGAGCCTGCGCCTTCGTTTAGCGTCCAGCGGAAGTCGGGAAGCGGAGCGCCGTAGTGCGCTTGCACAAACAGCTTTGTCTTTCCAGTGAATACGCTGGCTGGGCACCGGGCCGCACAAACCTTTTTTGCATACAACATGCTTGTAGACGCGTCCGGGCTAATCCCACGACTGGCTGGAGGGGTACTGGCCTTGAAACTTTTTCCTGCGGTGGCATTTGCAGGAGGGTTTATCGCTGCGATGGCCGGAGGAGCAATCTTGGCGAGGAGCTTATTGCTTGTGAAATACGCTTTCTGCGCGGAAGCGTAGTACAGGATGGCATCCTGTAGCGCAAGGGGGTTGGTGAGATTTACGGACAGCAGATCAAGCGCTCCGGAATCCATGTAAACCTCTTTTTTCGACCTGGTGTCGACCGGCTCAAACTCCGTAACGAACTCTGGCGCGCCGCCGCGAGTGCGAAGGCGAACGGTTCCCTTCTGTCCCTCTGGGCCGACAATGCTGCGGTTCTGGGTGCGTATTCCGGATGCGCCAACCACGTCGAGCATGGTGCGCTCGTTTGCGCTACCTGTTGCTACCCCTGTCCGAGTCGGAAATACACGCCCTTCGTCTTTGTCGTCGTATGCCATTACGTATTTACCACCACTTCGTAGTTCTTCGTCCGAGCGAACACTACGTCTATGCAATCCACCTCATCGCTTTGCACACTTCCTGTTCCGCGCCCAGCAAACACAAGAGATGTCGCGCCGTATCCTGTATATGAAGACCGGTACGTCCCCGTCCCGACGCTGGAAAATACAAGGGCTCCCGCCCCCAGCCCGTTCCGTCCTGCAGCTCCAGCCCCGGAAGCGGCGAAGGAGACCTGTCCGACTCCGATGCCGCGTCTCCCATGGGCGCCCGTGGTCGCTCCAGCGAACATAAGTTCTCCGGACCCAGCCCCTGATAAACCAGGCCTACCTGATGCCGCCCCGGAGAAGCGAAGTCCAGCAGCTCCGATAGCCGTTGGTGCCCTATACCCGGCCCCAGCTCCGGAGAATCGCAGCGTAGCAACACCGTTTCCGCTTCCATTGAATAGTCCTGAACCAACTGCGATAAGCATTGCTGCCGTTGATCCAGCTCCAGTAGTGGTTGTTGCTCCGCCACCTACAGGAGAAAACAAAACGGCCCCAGACCCAATTCCTGTGGGGCGCGCGGTGCCAGCTCCTGATGGAGAGAATTGAATCTGTCCCGCCCCGAATCCATAAGGATAAAACTCACCAGTGCCACCAGCGGTCATCGCTATGTCAGCGTATGAAGACCTTCCTAGCGGACCGCATATTCCTGAGGCAACCGGAACAAGAGATACGGAAGTTCCGCCAGCCCCAATAACCCCATGCGCCCCTGTTGTTGACGCCTGGAATGCAAGCACTCCGGCGCCTGCGCCACGGGCGAAAAATTGGAAGTTTACCGCATTGCCGGCAGGAGGCGAGTAGGAGCCTCCGCCCTGTAAAAAATATACAGCATTGCCAGCGGGCGGCGCGTAAGCCATATTACGGGATGGAGATGCTGAAGCTGCTGATCAGGATCGGGCCAGTGATGACGAAGTTAGTCGTGTTGAACTGAAGTGTGGCGCCACCTCCAGTTGTGCCGACATCGCAGTCGAATACCACGGCTCCGGAAGAGTCCTTGATGCGCGCCCACGTTGCCGTTCCGGTGTAATCACAGGAAGAGTCCTGAGTAATTGCCGAGAACGTCAACACACCAGCAGACGCTGATCCGCACGGGTCTGAGAACGTCAACGTTCCGAGCAAATGCTGCGTGGTCACGGCGTCAGATGGCGCGGTTGGTTGCGTTCCATCATAGATGTTGATCGTCCCCGGGCCAGAACCAGCGTCGATGGCGGTCTTGATGGTATCAAGTGCGGAGTTTTTTGTTGCGGTTACTAATCTGAAAATTGCCATGATGTTGCTCCTAGTTAAACAGCCTGAACTGCGTCAAAGATAAGCGCCTCTTCGTCCGTTCCGGAGGACTTGAAAGCGATAATTTGGTACGGCCCCTCGCTCGGCACGGAAATAGACCACGCCCCCGTTCCGGAAGCTGATACCGCGCTTCCGATCAGCGCACCAGTGGGCCTGTGTATGACTCGAATGTCCCTGATAAGTCCTGACCCGCCAGCATCTTTTACCGTTCCAGAGAGCGTAAAAATATTGTCTGATGCAAACCTGCGCGTCTCTCCATACCACCACCCTGTCTGCCCGGTTACTGTAGCTACAGTAGTCCATGTCGAGTCGTCGTTTGACCCCTGAAGCGTCCAGTCGGTTGGGGCGTAGTTTCCATCATCAGCCATTACAGAATGAGAAAGCACCTCTTTGGCATTTCCCGACCCTAGGTCAATCTTTACCCATATCGGATACGACTGACCGTTCATCTGCCACCGATTTCCGCTCCCCATTGCAAATGAGTTATTGAATGCTTTTGACCCCTCGAATCCGGAGCCATAGTTCTGATTGTCAGTGACGGTCATACCGCTGGTTGTAATGTCGCTAGAAACAAGTGATGTCGGCGTTTCGTATATTTCTATCTCGTTGATTGTGAGCGCGAAGCTAGAGACGCTAGCTGTGCAATTAAGTTTGAAGTATCTGTACGCCGCCATGTCAATTCCCCGTATTAGAAATAACCCGACGCCGCTTGACCTGCGCCACCAGTTGCTTTGTCGTGACCGCGACGTGCGGGCTTTCGTCATTGACGAATGCGGACTCGGTGGTGGTAAAGGCAAACACCCTGTACGTCCCGTCACCGCTGCAGTATACCTGCTTCGTTCCGGACGGAAGAGCTCCGCCGAGCAGAACGTGGGCAAAGAAGGTGTTGGCGTTGTCGAACCGGGCCGTCTGAACGAGCGTCTGCGGCCCACCGCCTTGATACAGAGCGTGCTGGTAGAACGTGTTGGCGTTGTCGAACCGCGCGGTCTGAACAAGCTGCGCCGCGCCTTGCGTAAGCGTGTGGGCGTAGAAGGTGTTTGTGTTGTCGAACCGGCTCGTCTGGACCAGCCCGAAAGCGGTAGTCAGGCTGTGCGAGAAGAACGTGTTGGTGTTGTCGAACCGCGCGGTCTGAGCAAGGCCGATGAACGTCGCCAGACTGTGCGTGTAGAAATTGTTGGCGTTGTCGAACCGTGCCGTCTGGACAAGCTGTGCCGTCCCGACCGAAAGCGAGTGAGCGTAGAACGTGTTCGTGTTGTCGAACCTCGACGACTGGACCAGGGTATTGCTGGCCAGAAGTGCGTGGGTGTAGAACGTGTTGCTGTTGTCGTAGCGGGACGACTGGGCCAGCGTTACAGCGCCTGTGGTCAGGGTGTGGCTGTAGAAGGTGTTTGCGTTGTCGTAGCGCGCGGTCTGCGTGAGCGACTGAACGGCGCCAGCTTGAGATAGCGTGTGCGCGTAGAAAGTATTGGTATTGTCAAACCGGGCAGTCTGCGGCAGGGTTATCGTCGCCGCCAGACTGTGCGCGTAAAACGTGTTGCTGTTGTCGTGACGGCTTGATTGAACCAGGCCTATGGAAGACGACAGCGAGTGCGTGTAGAACGAGTTTGTATTGTCGTGGCGACTTGACTGAACGAGCGTGATCGACCGCGACAGAACATGGGTGTAGAAGGTGTTGCTGTTGTCGTAACGACTTGACTGGGTCAGCGTTACCGCGCCCGGTGTCAGGGTGTGCGTGTAGAACGTGTTCGCGTTGTCATAGCGTGACGACTGAACCAACGTCACCACCCCAGGCGTCAGGGTGTGGCTGTAGAAAGTGTTGGTGTTGTCAAACCTGGAAGACTGGCCAAGCCCTATAGTTGCCAACAGAGAGTGGGCATAGAAGCTGTTGGAGTTGTCGAACCGAGCGGTCTGCGCCAGCGTTACCGCACCCGGGGTCAGGGTGTGCGCGTAGAACGTGTTGCTGTTGTCAAATCGGCTTGACTGCGTGAGCGTCTGGACGCCACCGGTCCAGAATAGCGGGACGGTTTCCGGGGCGAATAGCTGCCACGGATTTTGCAGAAATGATTTTATCTCTGCGTCGGTCAGTCCTTTGTTGAACGCCACCCCGCCATAGAATTTTGCCGAACTAGATGTCGCGAGTTCGGTGTTTGACTCTGTGCCCATGAAACAGAGTGGATTACTTGTGGTTCCGTACCCGGTTAATGCGGTCGTAGTGGTAACTTTTCCTGCCTCACTCGACCATAGCTCGAAGGTGCTTTGCGAAACGCGATTCGCAATGAAAACACCTAGCTTTACTCCTGATGGGGATGTGCCGAAATAGTTTTTACTGGTGTCTATCGGCGACCACGGAATTGCACGCACATTGCTAGCGGCTATCTGCGCCGGAGTGCACGCCCCGTCGCGGCGCACTATGCTGTATGTGCTTGTGTACTCGATGAATTCGCAAACAACGAGGAAGGCATACGATCCAGACTGTCCCCAGTTTCCGATGTTGTACTTGATCGAACTTCCGCCGCTTTTTGCGCTTATGCCTACACCGAATTGTCCCCTGGTAAGCACGGCCTCAACAATTGCATTAGGCGCGCGACCGCGGCAGCTTCGGAACTGCATGCTGTGAGCTAGCCACCCGTCGAGAACTTTGAAAGCGGACGGGTGCGCCTCGTTTATTCCGACGTGTCTAGTTGGCTGGCTGGTGCGAACCCGGCGCGTTAACTGAACCGGCATTTAAGTCGGCATGTAGCTGAACGGCGTGATTTTTACGGTCAGGGGATTGCTGGAATAGCTTGCTTGCTGGCCGCAGCTATTGGTTACAAAAAAACGGGCCTTTTGAACTCCTTCAAGACTGATGACGATCGGCTTTATCATTGCAACGTCCTGATTGTCGACTATCCACGCGCCGACCCATTTTGCGATATAAATGATGTCTGACGCGCCAGGCTCCGGCGTTTCGTCGCTAGTCCCGTCAATATCGTCCTGAATCATGTACAGGTCAAACGTGCCGCCTGCCGTCGGTGCTGCGGCGAATGTATCGGGCACGCCGAGGACTGCACGCGCCCACGGGTACAGGTTGGTCGAGTTGTCCAACTGCGTGTTTGTCAGCCCGGTCAGCCCGGTATAGGTGTTCGCGCCACTCGCCAATGTGGCAGCATGAGAAATCACCGTGGTTGAACTTCCGAACACCATTTTAAGTTCGTTGGCCATTTCAGAACCTGTTCAGCGCGTTCGAAATATCGCCGATCCCGATATTGCCGGGAAAGTTAAGCTTCCACGCTGCGATGGTGTTTTCCGTTGCAGTCGTGCCACCCAGATACTTCTCGCCATTCGTTGCGTGGCGAGTGCATGCGGTAAGGATAGCTTTGCTGTCCGCCGTGCCCCATGCGTCAGTCACCGCCTTGCGAAATTTCTGCCTGCCGAAATTGATAGGCGCGAAGTCAAGCATAAGACGCCACGCCTCGCGCTTGCCGGCAACAAGCCCATCGAACTTGGTGACATCGGTAACTTCGAACATGTCAATTGCGGTCATGGCCGGATTCCAAGCGGATTGTGCGGAGTCGGCATTGATCCATTGTTCCATTGCCACATCGTTGCGGATAGCAAGTGCGTCAACGCATGCCTGGTTGGTTTCGGCACGGATGGCGGCGGCGAGGGTTTGAAGTTGTGCGTCGAGCATGGTTATCCCTTTCGGTGGTCGTTGTCATTTCGGTAAAATTCGTCGATGTCCAGCCGGTAAGGCGGCTCTGGTGGCTTTGGACTCCAGTATTCCATCGCCAGCGCGAACATGATGCAGACCGCTGCGCCGACACAGACGACGACTATGACGATCCACCACAGGTTGTGCATGACGGTTAAAAAGTCTGCGTGGTACATGGTTACAGCGCGAAAATCCCGGAGGCGTTCCACGTGACCTGGATGTTGCCGCCGTTTGGAGTAACAGGGAGGTTGGTAATGTTGGTGTCCAGATACGCAACAAGCCGCCAGGTTGTGTTCGCGCCGGCAGTCTTGACGAAGATTACGACTGCCTCACAGGAGGCTCCGGATACCGACGTAAACGTCGGGTCGGTCGAAGAGTCGAATGCGCCAGCCGTGTACGTCTTGCCAGCACTAAGTTCGATTTCAGTGCCGACCTGACCAGCGACGACCGACGAGAAAAACTCGTGCGCCGAGTTGTATGCGCCGCCCGCGCCAACGTCGTAAAGGCAGGCATAGACGCCGGTGGTTCCGGAGCCTGTAAGCAGCGCCGCTGCGGTGCCCTGCATGAGCTGTTCTTTCCATTTTGGATAAAGTGCGTTTGCCATTTATTTCTCCTTCGAGCTAGGTTGTGACTTCGCCGCTGACACGAACAACATCAGGGTCGTCGGCCTTACCCTGCGTCAATTTGAGTTTGGTAACCACGCCGCCGGCGGATACCATTTCGAGGTCCGCGACCCCGTGCTTGAAAGTAAGCGCTGCGGTATCCGTGGCCGAGATAGACAGCGTGGTCGACTTCAGTGCATCACTGACCGTCGCTGTAATCAGGTTCAGCGGGGCGTCTGCCACCTCTGACGAGAGCAGCACTGTGCCGTCGACCTTGTCCTTGATATCAATCCGAGCGGTGTATCCGGTCAGGTCTTTCGGAGTCAGCGACATGACGAAGCCGCCAGATACGTACGCAGGCCAGTCCTTGCCGTTGTCGTCAACCGGTGTGACGTCGTTAAGCTCAAGCGTGTTTGCATCGATCACCGTCAGCACGTGGTAGTCGGAGGCTCGCGGAGGGGAATTCTTGGCGTTGATCTGCCTTGGTCCGATAACCCCATAGATGGCGCCTTGCCAGCCATCCGGCCTGCCGTGGGACGGAGCCGTAATCCTGGGCGCGCCAGTGGCAAACGAGATGCCAGTGATCGCCGTACGCACGAATGGCTCGACCCCCCACCGCACCGCCATGGCGAATGTTTTCCCTTTGGGTATAAGAATCTCTTTCATAGCACCCTCGCAAACGCTGCGTGCGTATTTACAGCAGCTTTGTTGCGCACATACGCAGCCTCTTCCGCTGTGGCAAAACACCCAAGGTGTGTGATTTTGCCGAGGTTGCACAACACCGCCTTATAACGACCACTCTTCATCTTGAACACGCCGCGCGGAACACCTAATTGCCCTGCCATGCGCTTGCGCGGCTTGCTGTTTGCCATGTTCTGCGAGTGTGTTGCAGGGCGAAGGTTGTCAAGAGAGTTGTTCAGCGGATTTCCATCAACATGGTCGATGATCTTTGGAACGTCGCCGCGATTCATCGCCCAGATGACGCGGTGAACGTACTGATACTTGGCAAAAACCTTGACCGCGCGCCTGCCGTTTTTATCGACTCGTCCTGCCTCGTTGCCGGCGTGCGATGTGTTAAAAATCTTTTCTGCGCGCGCACTGGCAAAATGAGACGCAGGGCGCCGCTTCCACCACAACTTCTCGCCGTCGTAGTAGAACATCTCATGTAACACGTCGGCGCCGGGCAGCGTCTTCTGGATCAGGATTTCTTTAAGTGCCATAGACGCCTCTCTTTTCGCAGTATAACAGTTCGCACGTTTTGAGCCAGTGCCTGCGCCAGCTCCTGCTGGTAGCAATCATGCCTAGGCCGCGCTTGTAGTCAGACGTCAAGTCCATCCTCGTTCCTCTGGTTGAAATAGTCCCGAATGTCATCGCGCAATTGCGGCTTGTTGCCGGCAAGCTGCCATAACCCCTGAGCGTCACGGATGAGGTCTTCGTTCGGGTCGAAATTGTTGCGCGTCAGGATTTGCCAGCGGTCGACGTATTTGCGGTCGCGTTTGGCCCCGTGCCAGTAGTGCAGCAGGAGGCCGGGGACATACCCGATATTCTGCCGGACTGATCGAAACGCACGCTCCTGCCAGCGCCTCCAGTAGCGGCAATATGGCTCAGACATCTGCCCATGAATCGACTCGTCGACCCGGGTGATTAGCGCACAGGCCATGTGATGGTCGCCGCTCCCGAGGATGCCGATATCGCCGAGCAGGCCAACGTCACTCAGTGCCGAGCGCCGAGCCGCCCACGCATAGCCCGGGTGCCACTGATGGCCGCCTGCTGTGTACTTTCCGCGCTTGGAGTTGACGATGCGTGGAAATGGATCACCCTGGCGGTAGGAGTAGCAGAATGACCTGAATTGCTGGATCGGTTCTCCGTTCGGCCCAAGGTCTTGCGCGTGGCTGAATAGCTGCACGATGCTGTAAGTTTGCAACTGATGAAGTGTTTCGTAGACCCAATCTGGCCGGCTGAAAGTCACATCCGCGTCTATCCAGGCCACATACTCCCAGTCAGCCGGTAGCGCTCTGATGCCGATGTTGATGAGGTTTTCCTTGTGCCACAACTGGTCTGGCGACCGCACCTGCACGACATTCGGCCCCGGCGTGGTGACTTCGAAGTGCCTGTCACGCAAGGCCAGTTCCACTGTTGTCAGGATAGCCCCGGAGTCCTCGACATATTTCGCAAATTGGCGAAACAGCTCATAGCGCGTCCGGAAGCGGCTCGGGTTGCTGATGACCGCAACCACGTGCAGCGGCTCGGATATCGGCTGCACGTGCGTCCGGTGGATCGCCGGGTTGACCTCGATCCTCTGGCTAGCATGCGCTTCTGGAGTGATGATTTTCATGAGATCAGATTTTTCTTCGCAGTCGCGTAAGCGGCTGCAAGGGCAGCGCAGATACCGATAAACCACGAGGCAACCTTGGCCATCAGCTTCGAGCCTTTCCAGATCGTGACCATCTCGATCACAGACTCATTGGTCTCTGATGCCTCTACAATGTGTGTATTCAGCTTCTCTGTGACCGAGTGCAGATCGGACTTGATCTCGCTTAGCGCCTTGTCTTGGTGTCCGAGCCGGTACAGGATCAGGAGTAGCGGACGCTCTTCCAGCTCGGAGAAGTCCCGCCCGGTATTAACCGCCTCGAACACCTCTTGTTCAAGGTGTCGTGCTTCATGTTCTACCATTGGGGTCCCCGTGGAAGTAATAGTCTGCGAGCGCCTGCTCCTTGGTCACCCACGTATGCACCGCGATTGCCTTGTAATGGACCACGACGTAACGTCCGGAAAAGATCAGGGCCATGTCGTCAGCGGTCCACAACCTGCTTTTGGGCGGGATGTACTCGATTGATCTGTACCTCCGGAACCCCGTGCGCTCTGCATAGCCGAAATGCGGCACCAGCCCCAAAAACGAGTGGGATCTGCGTACTCCGGCCCACCCATGTCCGCGGAACTGTATCCATAGCCACATTGCCACAAGCCAGCAATTCAGCATTGTGCGCCTGGCCATTCATTTTCCGATGTCCGGCCACAGCAACCCCTGGCGCATCGGCCTCGTGCCGACGCGGGGAGAGGTCGCGTAGATCGCCCAGAGGTTGAACAACAGCGCCACACCAGAGCTAATAACTATGGGGAATTGGTCTTCCGCAAACGGCACGTTCACACCGCAAGCCTTTGCAATCTCAAGTAGTGAGACAAGCAGAATGGTAGCGGCGCCGGCAAGTGCCGAGCGATTCTTCCATGTCGCCGCGTTGGCGATCTCTTCTCCGGCCTTGAGCGCCCGGATGAATGCTGGAACAGGGATCATGTGTTTCTCGCTTTCTTGGCTTTGTCGAGTTGCCCAATTGCAACCAGCAAGATCATTCCCGCCTCGCTGAGCAGGTCGGAGGCGTCCTGGCTGCCGTCAAGACCGCCAGCAATTGCGCGGTCTTCGTCGTCGCGAATCTTGTGTATCTTCTCCCGCAGCTCCGCAAGCAACTCCATCGCACACTTGATACGCAGCCTGCGAACCTCGTTCATCGTATGTCCAATGCAATTGGTCGGCCTAGCCCCTCGTCTTCTTCAAGACGGGAGAGAAGCCTGTCAACACAATCATCCAGTGGAATGACGCTATTGCCGTGGCGTACTCGGCCCAGAACGATGTCGCACTCAGGAGTAGCTCCGATCCATCCGATACCAAGGGCATCAGGGAGGACACGCCCATGTCGGTGGGAGAACTGGATGATGACCTCATATCGTCCAACTGGTAGATGCGTGCGTCCATTTCCGGCCTCCACAAAGCAAAGGTACACGTTGTTCACGTACACCTTGCCATCAATGACAGTGAGGGTCACGCCTCAGTCACCGAGGTTGACTTCGTCGAGCGATGGTAGCTCCTCGACCTCCGGCTCCACCTTGGCTTTGTGCTCCACCTTGGCTTTGTGCTCCACCTTGGCTTTCAGTTTGCGCGGCGCAACAACCGGCTCCTCGAACTCGTTGAGGATCTCCAGCCCTTCGGGGGTAACGTCGAACCCACCGCCACCGTGGCATAGACCGACCATGATGTGCTCGCCGCGATGCACGAGGATGCCGCCCGGTACCGGTTGGGCTTCGTCGCCAAGAGCTGCCATTACTTCGCCATACGTCCAAGACATTTTGTTCTCCTGATATGAAAATGGGGGGCCGAGGCTCCCCATCATTGTACTGCAGGTTAGCCGCTGATAACACGCGTCCAAACGTCATTGCCCCAACAGATGAAAATCTGGTGTTGGGTCTTTTCGTTCGTTGTGGCGAGCGAAACAGCGGCGCCGGCGGAACCACCTGCGATGGTGCCTGTAGCGGTAGCCGGGTACACAGCCAGCGCGCTGGCGCCGCTGTTCTGGACGACGACCATGTCGCCGGCGGCAGCGTTAGCCGGCAGAGATACGCCGGTGGAGGCGGCGGCGGTAGTGACCTTATTGAACTTGCTGGTCAGGACAGTCGCCGTACCGAGGGTGGAGCCGGCAGCGGTGATGGCAACTGCGGCGGAATCGTTATATCCAATCATGTTGTTTCTCCTGAAAAGGTAAAGCAGGGGGCCGAAGCCCCCGGTGCTTAGTAGACGACGGCGATAGCCAGCGCTTCGGGTTTGACCACCTTCGTGCCATAGACCTGCAGGCCACGGACCAGATCACCGAAGTCGGACGGGTTGCGCACGGTCTCGGTTTTGGTGAATTGCGAAGCGAAGGTAACAGCAGACTTGTGGCCGGCGATCAGGACGCGACGCTTGTTGGCGTTGGTGGTTGCAACCGTGGTGCTCTGGGTGCCATCACCGGAAATCCAGAGCGTACCGTTGGCGGCGACGCGCGGCAGGTTGTTCGAGACGTAGACCGTGAAGCGGTCGATCTCGCCGATCTGGCCGCTACGCTGAATGGACTTGCTGTCGCCCATGAACTGCGCTTGCGCGAGGTTCGAGGACATCAAATCCTGGCGGGTCTGCGGGTCGATGACGAGGAAGCGATCCGACTCGGGCATGTTCTGCTCGTCCAGCACGCCGGACATCTTGGTCAGCAGGGCCAGCGAGGAGCCGCCCGTGATCTGGACCGGAGAGCCTTCAGTGCCGAGGTTGTACGCGGCGGAGTTCTTGCCGGCGGTAGCGCCCTTGTTGGCGGCAGCGCCGTTCAGGAACGTGTCGTAGAAGCAGTTCGAGTCAACAGCGACCTTCATCTGCATGCCGGCGTCGTTCGAGAACATGTCGAGCAGCTTCGGCTGCGATTGCATGGCGAGCAGGTCATTGAGCTGGAATGCGAAGCTCTTGCCCTTGTCGATGGTCAGCTCGATGGTGCCCGGAGTCGGAGCTTGGTAGGTCAGGCCAGCGCCAACGACGTAGTTCGAGATCGCGATGTCCGGAATATTCTGGATCACAACCTTGTCGCCGATGTTGCTGATGTCGCCTTCCCAGTTGGTGTTGGAAACGGCAGCGAACGTCGATGCGGTATAGAACTTTGCCAATTACCGAAAAGTAGCCGCTTCATCTACTTTCCGTCTCCGACTGTCGCATAACCCTACGTGTTTCGTGCGCCTTGTACGCAGCCCGAGACAATTCCTCTGGCGAACGCTCTTGCTTCGGCAAATCACGGATGCGCTGAAATAGCGCGTCAACGTCTGGTTTCGGTTCATTCAGTCTGTGCGGGTGCGCTTTCAAGTGCTTCAATGCAGCTTTAATGTTTTCTCCGTCGCGGAGGTGTCCCATTGCTGCGCACTTCAGGATGATCCTAATCTGGTCCTGCTTCACTACCATGTGCTCCACTATCTCGGCGAAAATCTCCTTGATCTTGGACGCCTGTAACGAAATCGCCAACTGCTTGACGCATCCATCACACATGTCGTGTATAGCACCACCAAAGGCTTTCTGGACGGTCTCTATTCCTTCCGTGTCGAAGTTCGACGCAGCTATGTGGAGAACCATTGCGGCCTGCCCGTATGGCTTGCGTAGGGCGGTAACGGAGACGCAACCGTCGCCGTCTATATACCCTGCAAGCCACTTGCGCGTTGGGTGCTTTGGCAGCGGAAGAGACCGCTGCTTACGCTGAATCTTCAGATACTCACGAACGCGGGGGATTTCTTCGCGCTCTATCTGACGACTCGCTACATCCAGACACACATCAGCATAATGCCGCTTGATGACCAGAAACTTACGAATCCTGTTGAGGATGGCCATACATTGGCGGTTGCCGCTGTACGAGAGCTTGGTGTAGCTAACGCCTTTTACAAAGTCGTAGCTGATACACCCGCCCCAGTCCATGTGGATTCGATGAAGTACCTCATCCTGTAGGGTTGCTTGACTGAAATTGATGCGTAGTTGCGGCGTCTTGCAGTCTGCCACGAACACCACGCTAACACTTCCGTCTGCGTCAAAGAACCCTGCTACGTATTTCTCACTTAGCGTTGCCATCCGGCTGCTCCTAAGTATTTACGCTTCCCTCGGGTTTTCAGTGCCTCGGCACCGCGTTCCCGTTATTTAGAACCAATTTATACTGAACACAAACCCAAGGGTTAATTCAGTTTGCTCGACCAGATGGTCGGGATGAAGGTGCCGGAGTAGGCCGGCGAGGTATTAAACGGGGAGCCTACGGGGTAGACCGCACCAGCGGTGATGGTAGCCATGAGCTATTTCTCCTAAAGTTTCACGTGGTTCACGGCCCCTGACAACATCAGAATCGCACGCGACCTTCGGCCAACGCCGTCTCAGCTTCCGCAATCAGCGCTTCATACTCTGCGCGCTCCATGCGTTGTCCGTTGCGGTGGTCGAGGGCGTCAGCGTACTCCTTGCCCGTCCAGATGCGCGAGGCACCTTCGGCTTGGGGCGTGGACGATCTGCTGCTGCTCGGGGCAACTTGACTATTGAGGTTCGGCTTCGCTCTGGTGGGGGCGGCTTTGCCAACACCGATGGAGTCCTTGAAAGCAGTAAGCTGCTCCACGACCACACCGGCGTCGAAACGGTTCAGCGCGTCGTTGGCAACTGCGCGGCGGGTAAAGCGGGTTCCCGGAACATTGGTATCCAGGAACGCATCCCATCGCGCGTCAACATTGACGGCGTCGAAGTCCGGGTGCGCTGCGTTGACCGCGTCCCAGAACTTGTCCGTTTCAGACTTGACCGCCTGCTTCTCGGCACGGTCGGCTTTTGCCGCGACGTCACCGAACCGCTGGTCAAGTTTGGCTGAGAACGCTTCGGACAGAGTCTTGAACTCCTCCCGCGCGGCTCGGCGCACCATATCCACCAAATCATCACCATATGCCTCAATGTCGGCATCTGTAACGAGCTTCGTTTCGGGAGGAGTTTCCTTCGCCTTGGTGTCCAGTGCCGCCAGGGCACGGTCCAACTGCTCGGTAAGCGTCCGGTTCTGTTCGATAAGCCTTGGCACCTCTGCCTTATACTTACCTTCCATCACGCGAAAGCGTTGCTCCAGTACCGCATACTCAGGCTGCGCTACTTGAGCGCCTTGCTCCGGGGGTTCTACCAACTGCAAGGTAGGCTGCGTGGCGGCGGGCGTGGCTTCCGGGTTCCCCTCTTGGGGAGCGGCAGCGGCGTCCATCTCGGCCTGCAGTGCGTCTGCTTGGTCTAGTTGGGCTTGAATCTGCTTGGGCAATGCACTCACAAAAGTCTCCTTTTCGTGCCGAACGACGTTTAGCAAGCTATCTCTAGGGTTTGCATCACGTTACGGGCTACTACTCATTAAGCGGCTCTAGGCCGCACCAATTTTGGAGGCCAGCGCGGCGGACCGCTCCAGTTCCTCCAGCAAATCATTGAGCTGCTGAATGCGGCCCTGATACTGCCGGAACACGGACTCAGCAACTATCGTATCGTTAAGCGCGCGATACTTGTCGCGCAGCTCGGTCAAGTGTTTCTTGTACGGACTGAATTCCTCCAGCCCGTTCAGTTTCATCTGGCAGGCGACGAGCGATCTGTCAGCAGCCACGGCTTCCCTTCTTGACAGCGCCGCCGGTGGCCATTTTCTTCACCGGACCGCCGCACTTGAGGCCGACGGGAGACGCCTTGGCGAATGGGTTGCCTTTCGGCGCGACGCCCTTGCCGGCGGGGGAAATACCCTTCACCTGCTTGGCGTCGAGGCGTTCTTCCTTGCGGGAACCCTCCTTCATGCCCTTGGGCTCACGGTCTGCTTTTGACTTCTCGAACGGTTTGAACGCCATAAATCCTCCTGATTACAAAATAAGGTACAGTTATACCTGACGGAAGTCAAGTTACTGCAGCAAACGCAGCTTGTACAGCGTCGTCGCGTACAGGCCACAGATTTCGTCGATCACGTTCTCCAGAGGGCGGTCGCAAATCTTCTTGCCGAACGCAGTGCGGAGGTCTTCGAGCTTGTCGAGGTGCTTCTCCAGTACGGCGTCAATCGCGCCCGTAAGCGGAGTGCCGTACGGGATGTCGTCCATGCGCCCGTAGGTGCCTTGGTACAGCTCCGCGAAGCTGTCGGCCAAGTCGATCACCGCTTCGTAGAAGCTGCCGAGCGCCACATGCTGCTCGTAGCTCTTGGTCAGGAGGTGGGCGCGGTGGGCCTGCTCGCGGGACAGGAACAGGACAGATACGATTTCTGCGGCTTGTTTCATGCGATGTACCTAAGAAAAGTCAAACTACTGTTCAAACCGGAATTTCAGTCTCTGTGCCGAGTTTGCCCGCTTGGTAGTGAATGTCGAACTCGTACAGCCGGGCGTTGGCCGCGTAGGTATCGCCGCCCACGGTCGGGTTGCGACGAAACTCAAAACAAATCACCGCAGACTCCCGGTTTCCCGTCATGTCCAGCTCGGGGAAGGCGTCAAGCGCCTGTTTGTTGGCCGTATCGCTGTGGGGTACCGCCGGCACGCCGTCTAACCACGCGGAGTACGCGCCAAACACATCGCCAACATTGGCCTTTGTGTACCGCCACTGCCATACGACACCGCCGGCAGCGCTGGTGGTCTTCGACCAGTGCAGGTGTGGGCGAACCGCCGTCCCTTTCTCCCACGCGTGCGGCATCTGTGCGACGCCCCCTTGGCCATTGATAATCGAGCCAGAGAACAGGAGCGTGCCGGGGAAGTTGGTATTGTCAATCGTCGGTGGCGCGGCCTGACCAGCCGGGTTAAGTCCTTGCGCGGGAAACCGCAGGTCGTCCCATCGTGGCGACTGAACAAAGTGCATTCGCTGCCCTTCGATGGTAAGGTCCGTGATGTACCCATCGTCGTCTACGTGCGCAACAATTTGGTCATTTACGAAGATTTCGGCGCTCATGCGGGGGCCCCCATGTTGTCGGTGACCGGCTCACCAGTCATGAGCTGCTGTTTGTTCTGCTGCGGGTCTTCCTGCGCGCGCTGTCGTCCGCCTTCTCCGGCCTGCGGCTGCTGTGGCGGGGCCATGCCCTGCTGCATCTGCGCCTCCAACATCTTGAGCTGGAGTGCTTCGGCTGACGGCACGATGGCGTCGGCGTCCATGTCCAGCGTCTTGGCCTGTTCGTGGAGCAACGCGGCGATACCCTCCATGCCGACGATCTGCTGCACGACGGGAGAACTGAGCACCACCTGCAGGAACTCGTTGCGCCGAACCTGCGCGGCGTCCTTGACCACGAGGCTGTTGGCCCCGCGAGCAACGATGTTGACGTCGCCCTTGAGGTCGGGGTCGTCCGCGTACTGCATATTGTAGAAGTACAGGCGCTCGATCAGCGGCTTGGTGACGTAGGTGTCGATGTTGAAGATCACCTGCTTGATCGTCTTGCCGGCGTTGCTCATCAGCATGGACATGCCGGAGGCCGTGCGCCCCGCGCCGCCGATGCCCGCGTTGTCGCCGGTGATGTACCGCGGGATGCCGGTATCCTCGTCGGCGCGCATCGAGAACTTGTCGAAGATCGCCATCAGCTCGCCCGACATGCCCTGCGGCTGGAAGAACTC